ATGTACGTAACGATTGATGAGCTCACCACGGCATTTGCCCGTAAAACGCTGGTGCAGTTAAGCAATGACGAGCCGACAGCGACGGAGCCGAATTTAACCGTGCTGGACACCGCGATTAAAGTGGCGGACGAACGGATTGATGCGGCGTTACGTTCTCGTTATACCCTGCCGCTTACACAGGTTCCGACGCTCATCAGTCAGCATGCATTAACCCTTGCTCGCTATTGGCTGTATGCGCGCCGCCCGGAAACCAAAATGCCGGAAACCGTGAAAGAAACCTACACCCAGGCGGTGAAGGAACTGGAACAAATTGCTAACGGCAAATTGCATTTAGGTATTGCGGAAAGTGCAGTAGAAAAATCGGACGATTTACTGCCGGATAACAGCGAATACGAAGTGCGGGCAACTCAGCGCATAAATACCGACGGATATTAACGATGTCAGACACCCAACCAATTCTGAACGATATTGCACAATATTTGAAAGAAAATTTGCCGGAATGGGATGTGGAACTCTTTCCCAACAACCCCGGGACGTATTCTTTATCGCATATTAACGGGGCGGTGCTGATTAGTTACCTGGCAAGCAAATTCGAAAAACCGCGTACCACGGAAGCGGTGCTGCAAACCCGGCATGTACAAGTCGCCCTGACGGTACTGACCCGTGATTTGCATGATGATGAAGGTGCGTTGAATTTGCTGGATAAGTTGCGCTTGTTGATGGTGGGGTTCCGCCCCGTAAATTGCACCGAGTGCTGGTTGGTGGACGAATTTTTTAACGGCACCGACGAAGAAACCGGTATCTGGCAATATCAACTGATATTGCAAACGGAAACACAACAGGTGCAACAGATCCAGGCGCAGGATTTGCCGAAATTTGTCACCGCACATTTACGCCGCGCAGATCAACCTGTGCGACCGGATTTGAAACCTAAGAAACCATAGGAGAAGATTATGGCTTTTCACCACGGCTCGGAAACCAAACGTGTAAACGGCGGTTCCGTAGCAGTCAGCACCGTAGACGGTGCGATTATCGGTATCGTCGGCACTGCACCCATGGGGGCAGTGAACGAATTGACCGTCTGTTTAACCAAAAAAGACTTTTCGCAGTTCGGTACCATTTTAGACCAGGGCTTTACTTTGCCTGATGCCTTCGACATTTTGGCGCGCTACGCCCGCGGTCAGGTGTATGTGGTCAATGTGTTAGACCCGGCGAAACACCGTACGACAGTGACGGACGAAGTGTTAACTCAGGACAGCAACACTCTTGTGGCGAAGACCGCGAAGAAAGGCTTAATTAGCGTCACTAATGTCAAATTAGGCGGTTCGCTATTAACCGAAGGCGAAACTTACAGCGTCAATCTCGAAGCGGGCGAAATCACTTTAACCGTGGCGGAGGGCGAACAAGGCTTAACTGCAAGCTATGTGTATGCCGACCCTGAAAAGGTCACTGAAGATGACATCAAAGGCGGTGTGGACAGTTTAACCGGCAAACGCAAAGGCTTTGAATTGTTACGCGACGGTTTTAACCTGTACGGCGCAGACGCCAAAATTCTGATTTGCCCGGAATACGATAAAACCGCCAGCTGTGCGGCAGCTCTTGCTACTCTTGCCGACCAAATGCACGCTAAAGCGTACGTTCAGTTGCCGAAAGGTACGAGCCTATCCAAAGCGATTCAAGGTCGTGGTCCGCTCGGTACGATTAACGCATCGGCTTCCAATGAAAACGTGCGGCATTTCTTCCCTTATGCGCTAGGGTCAAGCAATAACCTGGAAAGCCTTGCTACGCATGCCGCCGGTTTGCGTATGAAAGTAGACGTAGATGAAGGTTACTGGTTCTCAACCTCGAATCACGAACTCAGCGGCGTCATTGGCATGGAAATTCCGTTGACCGCACGTGTAGACGATATTCAATCGGAAACCAATCGCTTAAATGCGGTGGGGATTACCACGATTTTCAACAGCTTCGGCACGGGTTTCCGCTTGTGGGGTAACCGCTCATCAAACTATCCGACCGAAACGCATATCAGCTGTTTTGAAGTGGCGTCCCGTACCGGTGATATTATCGACGAATCTATTCGTCAGACGGAATTACAGTTCATTGATAAGCCGATTGATGACGCCTTAATTGATAGTTTTATTGAAACTATTGATACTTTCCTACGTAGCCAAAAATCGCTGGTCGGTTATTCGGTGGGCTTGGATTATGACTACGATTTGGTGGATGCCTTCAGTCAGGGTCAGATTCCGTTAATTTACGATTACACGCCGAAAATTCCAGGCGAACGGATTAGCAATAAATCCGTGATGACCCGTACTTATTTGGCGAACCTGGTATCACAACGATAAGGACAGATAAACTATGAGTATTGCGATTAATCAAATTGTGAATGCCAACGTGTACATCGACGGTAATTCACAAATCGGCAAGGCGCAGCAAATCAAAATTCCCGATATTGAATTTGAAATGGTTGACCATAAGGGGCTGGGCCTTTTCGGTACCATTAAACTGCCTTCCGGCGCCCAAGCGATTGAAGGCGGCGTAAACTGGGACAGTTATTACCCGGAAGTGCGTGCGAAGTTGTACAACCCGTTCAAAAACTTCCAACTGCAATGTCGTTCAAACCTGCAAGTATTTAATGCCCAAGGGTTGGCGGCGGAAGAGCCGATGGTCACTATCATGAATGTGTCCTCGGTGAAAATCGGCGGCACGGATATGGAAAACAAAGAAAACGCCAAATTCGACGACACCTTTACGGTGCATTCCATTAAGCAAACCGTTGCCGGCAAAGAAATTCTGTTTATTGATGTGTTTGCCAATATTTTCCGTGTCAACGGCGAAGATGTATTAAGTAAATACCGCACCAATATCGGTCAGTAAACCTTTAAATCTCTTTAAAATCTCTCCGACGGCAGTTGGCGTAAACTCCATTGTGAAGTTAAACAATAACCCACAACGGAGTTTTTTTATGTCCCAGAAATTAGATGAATTATTGGTTTTCCGTACTATCCAGTTGGATTATCCGATTAAAGACGGCGCAGGCAATACCGTGACGGAATTGAAAATGCGCCGCGCAAAAGCCAAAGATATGCGCCGCATGAGTGCACAAAAAACCGAAGCGGAACAGGAAATCTTTATGTTTGCCCAGTTGGTCGGTTTGGTGCCGGAAGATATTGAAGAATTGGATATTGCGGACTACAGCAAACTGCAAAAAGCTTTTACGGAGATGGTGAAGGGAAAGTCAGCCTAGACGACCTGGATAACGCCTTGGCGGATCTTGCTTTTTGGTTTGGGTTTTCCCATTCGGAATTGGAAGAAATGACGCTGAATGAAATCGAACGGTGGCTTAAACAAGCCAAACGGCAGATTGATGCCAATTATACGAAAGCCGCTGTTTAGCGGCTTTGTTTGTTAATGGTGAGCTTTTTTCAATTCGGTTTCGGCTGTTCGCCATAAGATTTGCTGAATATTGGTCAGCGCACCATGACGGGCTTGCAACCATTTGGGCGCACTTGCCGGCATGTTGATGTTAGCCAGGTATTTATCCGCTGCAATCAGCACCGGCGCAAGCAACAGCAAGCCGAATAACACGGCGGTCATTAGCGGGTAATAGTACAAGCCGACCGAAAGCATAGCCAATCCCGCCACCGTCATCAGTAACCAGGCAAATACCAGAAACAGGGTATCAATAAATTTAAGCATATCGCTTTGCCTCCGTAGGAATCTAAAGGAACTATAAAGCATGTCATCCAATTTATCAATCGCTTTAATGATTGGCGCCAGTGTCGGCAGTGCGATTGCTGGACTCAACCGGGTAAAAAGCACAATTGCCACATTGCGGGATCAGTCTGTTGCGACCTCCGCCAAGTTAAAAACGCTCGGAAAAATGACCGCACTTGGCGTAACCGGTGCCTTGACCGGCATTAAAGCCACCGGCAATGCAGTGCTGGGTTTGGCGGAACCTGCGATGAAATTCGAATCCGCCATGGCGGATGTGAAAAAAGTCGTGGACTTTAAAACGCCGGAAGGTTTTAAAAATCTGTCCAACGATATTCTGGATATAACCCGCACCATCCCGATGGCGGCGGAAGAACTTGCCGCGATTACCGCCTCCGGCGGTCAGTTGGGTGTGGCGGAAGAAGATTTGAAAAGCTTTACCACCACCATTGCCAAAATGTCAGTGGCGTTTGATATGTCCGCCGATGCATCCGGTGACGCCATGGCAAAAATCGCCAATGTCTACGGCATTCCGATTACCAAGTTGGGCAATTTAGGCGACGCTATTAATGAGCTGTCCAATAACTCGCCGGCAAGAGCGGCGGATATTGTCAATGCCATGAGCCGCGTCGGCGGGACGGCAAAACAGTTCGGGTTAAGCGAAAATGCGGCGGCGGCACTGACGAATTCTTTTATCAGTTTAGGCAAAGCGCCGGAAGTCGCCGGCACCGCCATTAACGGCATGCTGACCAAATTAATGACGGCGGAGAAAGGCGGCAAAGCCTTCCAGGGCGCCTTAAATCAAGTGGGCATTTCCGCTAAACAGTTAAAGCGCAATATCGCCAAAGACGGACAAGCGGCATTAGTGGATTTTCTGAAACGATTGGAAAAGCTGCCGAAAGACAAAGCCATGGGTGTGTTGGTTGATCTGTTCGGGCGTGAATATGCCGATGATGTCGCCGTATTGGCCGGCAATGTGAATGTGCTGGATAAAAGCCTGAGAACTTTGCAGGAAACCGACGCCAACGGCAATTTAAAATATCTCGGTTCCATGGAGAAAGAGTTCGCCGCCCGTTCCGCTACCACGGAAAACGGACTGAAATTATTAAGTCAAAGCACGGATGAATTCTTTAAAGTTGTCGGCGCAAGATTTTTACCGATTATTAACACGGTTTCCGGCGGTCTGGCGAAACTCATGCACCGAGTGACGGATTTTGCCAAAGAACATGAAGGTCTGGTCGATACCTTTATTTATGTCGGCGGTGCTATTGCCGGAGTGGTGACGGGATTTTCCGCATTAAGTGCGGTTATCGGCGTTTCAGGCATGGCTTGGATTGGTCTGTCTAAACCGATAGGCATGTTCGTCGGCGTATTGGGGACGGTGTTCAAGTGGCTGAAATTAGGCGGTTTGTTGTTTGCTACCTTGGGCGTCAAAGTGCTGGATATGGCGCTCACATTCGGCAAAGCCATGTTTATGATGGGGCGTGCCCTGCTGACGAATCCTATCGGTTTGGTGATTACCGGTATTGCCCTGGGTGCCTACCTGATTTGGAATAACTGGGACTGGTTAAGCGCCAAATTCGGCAGTTTATGGCAAACCGTTACCGGATATTTCTCGGCGGCGTGGGACAATATCAAAGGGTTCTTTTCCTCCGGTATTGGTAACATCACCGCTACCATTCTGAACTGGTCACCGTTAGGATTGTTCTATCAAATTTTCCGCCCGGTAATGAGCTGGTTCGGCGTGGATTTGCCAAATAGCTTCAGCGGTTTCGGTAAAAATATTATTGACGGGCTGGTCAATGGTATTCGAAGCGCCTGGAACGGTGCGAAAGATTGGGTTATTGGCTTGGGACAATCCATTAAAGGCTGGTTTACCAGGGAAATGAAAATCCATTCTCCGAGCCGCGTCTTTATGGAATACGGCGATAATATCGCACAAGGTTTGGCAATTGGTGTAGCAAAAAATGCGGTATTGGCGGCTGACGCCGTATTGGCAATGGGCGACAAAATGAAAAATGCCGCACCGAAAAGCATTCCGGCACCGGTCGTGAAAACGCCGGTGAAGAAAGTAAAATCCGCGCTCAAATCCGAACAGGATTTGGCACCAAATGTTCAGACTTCTGAAATGCCAACGCCTATAACGATGAAAAACGCCCGCCTGCAATATATCCAACGAATGCAAACGCTGGATAAAATGCAAAGTACAATCAAATCTGAGCCATTTTTTACACCGGTGAAAACTATAGCGGAACCTATTTTAAGCAAAGAAAAAGGCTTTTTCGGTTCGCTTTGGGACGATATGAAATTTGGAACTAATTTCATCGGTAACTTTCTCGGTGTAAATCAACCAAGCCTGAAAACGCCTGATTTTAACCCAAATTCCAACGGTTCAGCGCCGTCTATTTTTAGCGATTACGAGCCGTTAAATAGAAATGCTGTTACACATAATGAAACAACCCAAAACCAAGGCGGTATTGTGGTGAATTTTAATCCGACTATCAATGTAAACGGCAATGCTCCGCAAGGGGGAACGGAGCAACTTCAGCAAGGTATGCAGATGAGTTTGTATGAGTTGGAAAAAATGATGAACCGTATTTTAGACCACCGCCAACGCCGTGCTTATCGTTAAAAGGAGCCTGTATGTATTTTATGTTGGGCGATATTGCCCTGGAAGCCATTGATTTAACCGAATTTAGTGAAACCTTTGCCGCTGAATTTGCCGAACATGCTGTGCTGAAAGGCAAACCACGGTTGCAAGCAATGGGCGAAAAACTTAATGAATTGAGCTTTGCTATTCGTCTGCACCACAAAATCGGTGGCGTAGCAAGTCGCTATCAGGCATTACTTACTGCCAAAGCGGAACAACAAGCCTTGGCGTTGATTTGGGGACGTGGCAAATATAAAGGCGATTATGTGATTACTCAGCTTTCTTCCACCACTCTGTTTACCGATAAGTATGGTAATGCCCTTTGTCGTGAGATGAACATCAGCTTAAAAGAATTTGTCGGCGATATGGACGACGGTTTATTAGGTGATGCGTTGAATTTTGGCAGTGGTTCGTTACTCGGCAGCATTTTACCCAGTGGGGTTGTCAGCACATTATCTACTGTAAAACAAGCTGTCAGTCGTGGTGTAGAACTTTACAACCAAGGCAAGCGTTTGGTCAATGAAGTGCAAGACACTATGACGGTAATAAGACAATTCGCTAATGACCCGGCAACGGCCCTCGGTTATTTGCCCCTTGCTTTGCGGAATTTGGATAGAGCGTTAGGCAGTTTTGGCGAAATCACGGGATTGAGTAATACGCTAAGTGGGTTATCGGATTTATTACCAAGTGCGGTCAAATTTAGTCATAAAATTGATGATATTTATACCGACTTGCAAATAATGAAAGACAGTTTCACCAATGCGTCGGGCAATGATTGGTCGAATTGGTTCACACCTGCGGATAATGCGTTATCGGCGGTCAATGACAGTTTCGACAATCTTGCAAAACCTGTAGCAGAAATGACCGCTTGGATCGTGTTGCGTGCCGATGATGAACCTGATACGGAGAAAGACAATGACGACACAGACCTTGCTTAAGCATATCGTCAAACAGGGCGAACGTTGGGATAACTTAAGCTATCAGTATTATGGCAACGCCTTGGAATATGGACGGATTATTGATGCCAATCCACATATCAGCTTTTGCGAAGTGTTGCCGACGGGCGTGACCATTTATATCCCTGTGTTAAATGTGAAACCAACCAGCAATGAAAATATGCCGCCTTGGCTAAGGGGAACAAATGAGTAACGTACCAAAGCCTGACTTTTCATTGTTTTATGAGAAAACCAACATCACAGCAGATATTGAACCGCACTTAGTACAGTTTACTTACACCGACCATTTGGAAGGACAAAGCGATGAGTTAACGGTGGAATTTGAAGATATCAGCGGCAAGTGGGTGCGCCAATGGTTTCCGACCCAAGGCGATAAATTAAGAGCGGCGATTGGTTATAAAGATTCGTTGTTGGTTGATATTGGTGAGTTTGAAATTGACGAAGTGGAATACCGCTATAAACCGTCCACCATTAATTTAAAAGCACTAAGCACAGGCATAAGCAAAGCTAACCGCACACTGAAACCAAAAGCCTACGAGAACACTACACTTGCCCAAGTGGTGGCAAAAGTGGCAGATAGTTTGAAGCTGAAAGTCGTCGGCAAAATCAAAGCCATTCCGATTAAACGCATCACGCAATATCAAGAAAGTAATGTGGAGTTTTTAGCACGTTTAGCGCGTGAATATCATCACAGTTTTAAAATAGTGGGTAGTCAGCTGGTTTTTACCGACAAAAGCGAACTGGGGAAGAGCGAGCCTGTATTGGTGTTGGAAGAACGAGATACTATTACGTTGAGCTTGCGAGATCGCATTAAAGACACGGCAAAAGCGGTAGAAATTAGTGCTTACGATGCAAGCGGTAAAAAAGTGGTAAAAAAACGCAAAAAAGCCACCGCACTTCGCCCAAATTTAAAACAAGCGAAAGCGGCAAGTGAAGACACCTTAAAAATCGTTACTCGTGGCGAAAGTGATGAGCAGGTTGAGGCACGTAGCGATGCCGCACTGGCGGAGCAAAATGATGACCAAACCGCCGGCAACATTACGTTAATCGGCAATCCTGAATTAGTGGCAGGTGCAACGATTTGGCTGAAGAATTTGGGCGTGTTTAGCGGCAAATACTTGATTAAGTCCTCTCGCCATAGTTTTGGCAGGAACTCGGGCTATACTACGGATATTGAAGTACGAATGGTGGAATTTATCGCCGATGATTTGATGATGCTAGGAATGGAGGCAATCAATGCAAACGCATAATTTTGGTGCAACTTATCAAGAAGGCATTGTGACTGACGTGGATGCCGCCAAGCACAAGGTGCGGTGTAAAATTCCAGCCTTGGAAGATTTAGAAACAGCGTGGCTGCCTTTTCTTGCGCCCAATGCCGGTGGCAATCAATTTTACTGTTTGCCTGATAAGGGTGAGCTTGTGGCACTGCTACTCGATGCTCGTGGCGAAGGCGGTTGTGTGCTAGGGGCAATTTATAACGACCAAGATCCCACGCCCGTTGCTAATGCGGAAATATGGTGTCATAAATTTAAAAACGGCACAGAGATTTCGCACAACCGCAAAACGGGCGATGTGGTGGTCAGCACCCAAGGTCACGTCACTGTTACCGCTGAAAGCGGTGCAACTATTAACGCTGACACTACAATCAACGGCAAACTGCACGCCACAGGAAAAATTACATCAGGCGAAGAAGTGTCGGCGCCGAAAGTGAAACAAGGATCGGTTGAACTAGGCACGCATACGCACGGCAGCAGCCCACAGCCGAATAAATAATTCTTTAACTTGGTTTAAAATCCAAAATTCCTTCCGCCCCCGATAATGGGGGCTATGAATACACAAATCCAATCTACTCACTGGCAATTAACCCCTGAAGCTGACGGTGTTTCTGTCGCTTCAGGCATTGATGATATTCATCTTTGCATTGCGAACATCCTTTCTACGCAGAAAGGCACGGATATTCTCCGCCCTGAATTTGGCTCTGACCATTTTCGCTACATCGACTACCCAGAAGATGTGGCTGTGCCAAATGTCGCGCGTGAAATCACGCAAGCGCTGCAAAAATGGGAAACACGCATTGAAATTGATGAAGTGTTAGTAGAAGGACAAGCACCGCATTTTACCTTTACGGTGTTGTGGTCTTTAACGGATGACGTTTACCGTGAAATTTATCGAACACAAGTGCAAGCGTAAGGTTTAGTAATGACAGAAGCAATCAAAATTATCAATGATGATGTGAAGACCGTGCTGGCAGAAACCATTGCGGACTACGAAAAACGCACAGGCAAAACGCTACAACCTGCTCATATTGAACGCTCAATTATTCAATCCTACGCTTATCGTGAACAGCTGGTTCGCCAAGGCATTAACCACGCTTTTTTACAAACCTTTCCGCAGTTTGCCACAGGGCTTGCATTGGATTTATGCGGCGAGCCGATGGGCTGTTATCGCTTATCAGACCAACCTGCGGAGGTGACTTTGCGTTTTTCGGTGGATGGTGAACACGAAGCGGTGGTTATTCCCAAAGGTACACTGGTTGCAGCGACCGATAACGTGGTGTTTGCTACCGATACGGAGGTTCGCATTGGTTCAACGGAATCTTATGTGGACGTGGTTGGCGTTTGCCAAACCACAGGCACGGAGGGCAACGGTTGGCAATTAGGGCAAGTAAAAACGCTGAAAAGTACGTTCGACGCGAAGGTGAATGTCAGCAACATTGATGTGTCAGACAACGGTATTGATGCCGAAAGCGATGACGATTATCGCAAACGCATTTTGCTTGCGCCTGAAGCTTTTACTACCTGTGGTTCGGTGGCGGCTTATGAATATCATACTCGCAGCGTATCGCAATATATCGCTGATGTGAATATTGCCACGCCTGTGGGCGGCACGGTGCAAGTGACAGTGCTAGCCAAACAAGGTTTGCCGTCGCCAATTTTGCTCAACAAAGTGAAAAACTATATTAGCGGCGAAAAACGTCGTCCGTTGTGCGACACCGTGATTGTCAGTTCGCCTGAGCGTGTAGCGTATTCTGTGATCGCTAATTTAGACTTGCTCGAAACTGTTGCGGAAAATGAAGTGAAAACCGCTGCAGAAATGGCGTTGCGTGCCTTTATCTCATCTCGCAAACAAACGTTGGGTGCAGATATTGTGCCGTTAGATATTCAGGCTGCATTGAAAGTAGCCGGGGTCTATAACGTGACGCTAACTAGCCCACAACTTACCAAGCTCACAGAACAACAATGGGCGGAATGCGAAAGCATCACCCTAAACATCAATGGGGAACGGCAAGATGGCTAAGTTGCAATACCCAGCGATTATCGAAGTGGACAAAAAATTCACCGCACTTGCCGACCTTGGCAAGCGGTTGAATTCGCTCGATAAATCGCAAATTATGACGAGTTTTGTCGATTTAGTACCAGCCGAGTTTTTGCCCTTATTGGCAGAAAAATGGAGTGTCACAGGCTACGACGGCTGGTTATTAGCAGAAAGCGAAGATGCCAAACGCAAACTCATTAAGCGGGCGGTGGAACTACACCGCCATAAAGGCACACCGTGGGCGATGCGTGAAATTATCCGCCAGCTTGGATTTGGCGAAGTGGAAATTATTGAAAGCTTATCAGGTTATAAACGTGATGGGGCAATTCGTCGAGACGGAAAATTTTATCATGGTCAGCCTGAGAAATGGGCTCATTATCGCATTATCTTAAGTCTGCCGATTACTAATGACCAAGCGAGTTTATTACGAAAAACACTACAAGTATTTGCACCTGCTCGATGTGTTTTAGAAAGTCTTGATTATCAATCTGTTGCATTAAGACGTAATGGTAAATTCAAAAGAAATGGGCAATTTGCTCGAGGAACAGCATAAATGGCAAATTTAATCTTAACTCCAGAATGGACTGAAGGAATCTATCAGCTTGAAACCTCAGACCTTATTATAGGTGGACCAGACGGCGTTGACAATCGTCAGGCAATTCAGCTGGGCAAACGCACGGAATATCTGAAACAAGAAGTGGAAAAATGTGCTCCAAATACAAGTCCTGCATTTACTGGCACTCCAACCGCCCCAACGGCTTCACAGACAGTCAATAATGGGCAGATTGCCACCACAGCATTTGTAAAAGCTGCCATTGCCGCATTGGTTGGCTCAGCACCAGCCACATTAGACACTTTGGCAGAAATTGCGACGGCATTGGGAAATGATGGAAAAATTAAAGAAGTGTTGTTGGCAGAAATTGCTAAAAAAGCTAACGCCACCGATTTTACCACATTAAAAAACTTGCTCATTGGAATTCCATTTCCTTACCCACTAGCAGCCGTGCCAAGTGGTTGTTTAGCGTTTAATGGACAAGTATTTAACAAGGCGACTTATCCGATTTTAGCGCAGAAATACCCATCGGGCGAATTGCCTGATTTGCGTGGTGAGTTCTTACGTGGCTGGGATAATGGGCGTGGTGTGGATAGTTCACGCGTGTTGTTAAGCTCGCAAGGGGATTTAATTAAGTCTCACACTCACAACATTAATATTGCAGTAGCTCCGCAAGGTTCTACTTATTTGGATAAATTAGGTTGGGGGCTTAGTGGCGCAGATAGAGTGGCGGTAAAAATGAATAGCCCAGACGTACAGTATGCTACACCTGGCAACTTGGTCGTTTCTAGTGGTGGTTCGGAAACTCGCCCACGCAATGTTGCATTTCAATATATCTGCTTAGCGAAATAAGGAACAGAAAATGACAGTGAAATTCGATAATGAAGGCTTTGCCTTAGATAGCGGTTATATTCAAGTGTATGTAATCGACGATCAAGGCATCTATTCACACAATGAAACACAATTTATTTCTATAGGTTGTGGATTAGCGGCAAATTCCGTATTAACCGAACCCAAACCAGCCAAACAAGGCTTTGCTGTGCAATATGTGGCTGGCAAATGGCAATACGTTGAAGATCATCGTGGTGAGACGGTTTATTCAACCACAGATAAAACGGCATTGACCATAACCGAACTTGGCGAAATTCCTGAAAATTACACCGCTCTTGCACCCATTTGTGAGAACTGCGAATGGAATGGCGAAGGATGGCAGGTTTCAGCGGAAAAACAAGCTGAGTTAAAAGCCCAGAAACTTCAGCAATTTATCACCGCTATTGATGACAAAGCCGCCAGCATTTACAGCATTTGGACTCGTTTCGAGCAGGAATACACATCACGCGAGAACGCAGCAAAAGCCTTTAAAGGTTCCAACTACGAAGGCGAAGTGAGCCGTTTTATTGCAGACTTTGCTACAAAAGCAGGCATTGATAACAAAACGGCAGCCGACTTGATTTTAGTGCAAGCAGAAGGTCTGCGTAAGTTACTTGTTGAGCTGGCAAATCAACGTATGCGCAAATACGAGTTGAAAAAAGACGGCTTGACCGAAGATGAAATGCAGGCAATTTACGACGATATTATCCAACAAATGGAAAAACTAGCGGAGGCATATCAAAATGGTTAATCAAGTGTATTTAGCGTTATACAAAAATAAACGTTCTTGGCGAAAAGAGCCTTGGAAAGCCTTTGCAGACACGGTTACACGCTTTTTTACAAAAGGACAATATAGCCACTGCGAATTAGTTATCGAGCGCAAAGAATTTGTAAGCGGTAGCCACTACGAGCAAGAGACTGTTTATGACTGCTATTCATCTTCTGTACAAGACGGTGGTGTGCGCTGTAAGCAAATCAACGTGCGTGATGGCAAATGGGATTTAGTGCCTCTACCAAACGTCACAGAAAACCAAATTAAAGCCTATTTTAGCAAAACCAAAGGACAGGCTTATGACTGGTGGGGCGCGTTGGGCGTAGTGTTAGGCATTAAAGAAAAACGCAGTAAATATTTCTGTTCGGAATGGTGTTTCAATGCGTTAATGAACAGCGAAGATGGCTGGCGTTTTAGCCCAAATCAATTAGCAACGATTTTTAAATAAGGAATTTAAAATGGGTTTACGCTGCTTTTTGTGACCGCACTTTTATTTAATCAGTCTAAATGAGGATAAGCAAATGCAAAACAAGACAGTGACATTACGCAACGGCAACGTCGGTACGGTGGTTCATGAGAGCCCTTTCGGCAAACTCTTAATCGTCGAGCACAATGGCGATGAGTTACCGCCGACCCATTGGCACAATGCCGACGGTTCATTTTACGCAGACGCAAAAAGCCCGTTGGATGTGGTTGACGTTAATTAG